GATAATTTGACTAGTTACACCAGTGTCTGTAGCTTGATAGTACGCGCATAGCGCACCAGTAATGGCCTGACGCTCGGGAATAGGAGACTTGGGATTGTCTGAAAGTACGGCAACGAATACCGAGATTACTATCAAAAATAAATGTAGGGGAAGTAGGCTTAGAGGCAGCCATCTTATAATGAGTGCGGTTACCCACCCAAACTGCAAAATGCTAACTAATGTCGGGCGAACCAACGTGGCATATATTAGTGATGTGGTGATAGGGGAAAATGGATACTACTTTGGCGTAAAAGCACACCATCATTTTGACAGCACGGAAAGACGGCATATTTTAATCCCACAAACAGGAAACAAAATGTCAAAGATTTTAATTGGGTCAAACCCCAAAAATCCACAAGTTGTTGGTAGCTACGAAACAGAGGCTACTAACGAAGAAAAAGCAACGCAACTCCCCATGCCATCAGGATACAGAATCCTGTGTGCAATCCCAGAAGCAGATAAAGAATATGAAAGCGGTATCGCAAAGGCTGACGTAACACTGCGCAATGAAGAAGTACTTACGACCGTACTATTTGTTGTTTCATTAGGCCCAGAAGCTTATAAAGACACAAACAAATTCCCTAGTGGTGCATGGTGTAAAGAAGGCGACTTTATCTTAGTACGCCCCAACTCAGGCTCACGCCTGCTTATTCACGGTAGAGAATTCAGATTGTTAAATGATGATTCGGTAGAAGCAGTTGTACTCGACCCACGCGGCATTTCACGCAAATAGGACAAGACTATGGCAGATTTTGAAAGAACAGAATATAAATTTCCCGATGAAATAGACGATAATGACGATAACATCGAGATTGAAATAGAAGACGATACTCCCGAAGAAGACCGTGGTCGGGAGCCTATGCCTAAACACATTGTAGACGAACTAGAAGATGACGAACTAGACTCCTATGATGCAAAAGCACAACAACGCTTAAAACAAATGCGCAAAGTCTATCATGACGAGCGTAGAGAGAAAGAAGCGGCTCAACGTGAGCATAGAGAGGCTGTTGCGGTAGCGCAACGACTGCTCCAAGAAAACCAACGCGTTAACAATGTTTTAGGTAACGGTGAAAAAGAATATGTGTCAACAATGCGTATTTTGGCACAAAGAGAACTTGATTCAGCTAAGAGAGCATACCGTGATGCCTTTGAAGTAGGGGACTCTGACGGTATTGTTGAAGCTCAAGAGCAGATGCAACTAGCTAATATGAAATTAGCTCAAGCACAAAATGCGCAACTAGGTACTTTACAAACACCTGATTATGAGGTACAACAGGCGCAAGAAAGGCTACAACGCCCTGCGGAATCGCAAGTTCCACGGCCTGACGAGAAGGCTTTGGATTGGCAAGATAGAAATGAGTGGTTTGGTAAAGACAAAGAAATGACCAGCGCAGCTCTTGGACTTCATGCAAAACTTGTAGACGAAGGCGTACCAGTAGGCTCTAAAGAATATTACAACGTATTGGACAAAACAATGCGTAGACGTTTTAACGAGTATTTTGGTGAAACCGAAGATAGAAAGTCGAGTAGGGGCAGACCGTCAAACGTAGTCGCACCCGCTTCGAGAAGTACATCAGCAACAAAGATAAAGTTAACTCAGAGCCAGGTCAACTTAGCAAAGAAATTTGGCTTAACCCCTGAACAATATGCGAAAGCAGCTTTAGCCTTGGAGAACCAAAATGGCAGATAATACAAATGCAAGAACAACTCGTGAACTAGAAACCCGTGCACTTGTGGAGCGTCCTAAGCAGTGGATGCAACCAGAATTGCTCCCTGAGCCTGACAAAGAGGCTGGGTTTGCATATAGATGGATTCGCGTAGCAACATTAAATAACAGTGACCCAAGCAACTTAGCGTCAAATCTAAGACAAGGCTGGGAACCCGTTACAATGAGCGAACAACCTAAATTTAGACTGTTAGCCGACCCGAATAGTCGTTTTAAAGACAATATCGAAGTAGGCGGATTATTACTTTGCAAGATTCCAGCTGAGTTTATGGAGCAGCGTGCACAACACTTTGCTAACATTACAAGCCAGCAAGCAGAAGCTGTAGATAATAATTTAATGCGCCAAAGTGACTCAAGAATGCCTATCTTTAAAGAGAGAAGCTCTAAAGTTACCTTTGGTAAAGGTACTTAATTAATTATTTTAGGAGTTAAAATGGCTTATCCTACAGTACAAGCCCCTTACGGGTTAAAACCTGTAAATCTAATCGGGGGTCAAGTTTTTGCGGGTTCTACTCGTAACATCCCTATTCAATACGGATACAACACTAATATCGGTTATGGTGACCCTGTTGTAATTGCGTCTGGTACTATTACTAGAGCTACTATTGCTGCAGCAACTACAGGTAAACAAATTACTGGTATTTTCTTGGGTTGTTCATACACTAACCCAACAACTAAACAAAAGTTATTCTCTCAGTATTGGCCTGCAGGTACACTTGCTGGTGATGCAGAAGCTGTTGTTACTGATGACCCAGATACTGTATTTAAAGTAGTTATGTTGTCTGCGGCAGGCGGTACAGTTACTTCAGGTTCACAAGCATTAGTTGGCTTAAATGTTGCTGGTGCAGATGCTGCGGCTAACGTAAACACAGGTAATTCTACTGTGGGTGCTGTTACACCTACTGCAACCCCTACTACAGGTTTAGCATACCGTATTGTTGACTTAGTACCTGAAACAGCGGTTATTACTTCTGTTCCTAGCACTTCAACAACAACAACAACTATTACTGTCCCTGCATTGACTTCAGCGTTAGTTGTTGGTTCGGATGTATCTTTCATTGCACCTAACGGTCAATTAGTACAAACAGGGTCATTCTTAACAGCTAACTATGCTGTTGGAGCAACATCTCTTGTTATGAACGCGGCTTCAGGCGTGACCATTCCTGCTTCTGCAACCTTAGTTATTACTCAGTACCCAGAAGTACTAGTTAAAATTAACTTCGGTATCCATTCATACTACGGCGCTTAAGGAGCAATAAAAAATGGCAATTTCTAGAGCACAGCTATTAAAAGAGTTATTACCGGGCCTTAACGCGTTATTTGGTTTAGAGTACGCACGCTACGGTGAGCAACATAAAGAAATTTATGAAATTGAATCTTCTGAGCGTTCATTTGAAGAAGAAACAAAACTTTCAGGTTTTGCTGCAGCGGCGGTTAAATCAGAGGGTTCTGCAATTCAGTATGAAGCTGGTCAAGAAGCTTGGACTGCACGTTATAACCACGAAACAATTGCTCTTGGTTTCTCATTAACTGAAGAAGCTGTAGAAGATAACTTGTACGACTCATTGTCTGCTCGTTATACAAAAGCGTTGGCTCGTGCTATGGCATACACCAAACAAGTAAAAGCGGCGGCTGTTTTAAACAACGGCTTCAACTCTGCTTATACTGGTGGTGACGGTTCAGCATTATTCTCAGCTTCACACTCATTAGTGTCTGGCGGCACAAACTCAAACATCCCATCAACTCCTGCTGATTTAAACGAAACTTCTTTAGAAGCGGCTGTTATTCAAATCGCACAATGGACTGATGAACGTGGCTTGTTGATTGCTGCTAAACCTAAAAAATTGATTGTTCCACCTGCACTTCAATTCGTTGCAACTCGTTTGCTCGAAACAGAACAACGTGTAGGCACAACCGATAACGACATCAACGCGTTAAAAAACAACGGTTCTATCCCAGAAGGTTACACTGTTAATAACTTCTTAACAGACACCAATGCGTGGTTCTTAACTACTGATGTACCAAACGGTTTGAAACATTTTGTGCGTCAATCATTGGTAACTTCATCAGATTCCGATTTTGATACAGGCAACATGAGATATAAAGCTCGTGAGCGGTACTCATTCGGCTGGAGTGACCCATTAGGTATGTATGGTTCTTCAGGTTCAAACTAAGTAAAATCAACTACTTAGGTAGATTAAGGGTCTCTTAGGAGACCCTTTTTTATTACTTAAATAAAATTATCGTGACATCGTCACAAAAGTATGTATAATCTCTCTTAACCTTTATATCGGAGATAATACTAATGAAAAATGTAATTTACAAAATAAGAAACGTAGTGAATGGTAAATTTTATGTGGGCAGTACCGTAGATAGTAGAGTTAGGTTTCAAACGCATCGCCGTAACTTAAAAAAAGGAAAACATCAAAGCCCTCATATGCAAGCTGCATGGGATAAATATGGAGAAGATTGTTTTAAATTTGAGGTGGTAGAGGTTATTGAATTTTCAGAAGATTTATTAACCGCAGAGCAAAAATGGTTAGACGACCATGCAGGAAAACCGTACTGTTACAATTGGGCAACCGATGCAAGTGCGCCTATGCGAGGAAAAAAGCATACTGAAAAAACAATAGCACTTGTTAAAGCTAACAGGACTGCACCAAAAGGGGAGACTCATTATAGATTTGGCAAACAACTTTCAGATGAAATACGTAAAAAAATAAGTGAGGCTCAGAAAGGTGTTAAAAAAGCACCTAGAGTATACACAGAAGAAGGATTACGCAAAGCTCAAGAAAACATGAAGCGTAACGCTAGACCACAAGAACACACTCCTTTAGAAGAAGTGATAGCTAAGTTTCCAGAAGAAGTGCGTAATAAGTATGATTTTACTAATGCCATCTACACAGGGGCGTTAAATAGAATTACAGGGTGTGTATGTCCTACGCACGGAGAGTTCTCTCAATATGCGGTTCAATTTAGAAAAGGGTCAGGCTGTGCAGAGTGCGGAGCACTTATTAGAAATGAGAAGAAACGTATTGAAATGAAGATGAAATGGTCAACTGAAGAGGGTCGTAAAAAGATGGGTAGAGGAGCTAATAAAATAGTTGCATAATCAACCAATTGGTGTACTATCAGCCTATATCTAGGAACTTAATTATTTGCGCAGATTGACCTAGCAAGCTTTACACAAGACTGCGTATCTTACGTGTATTTGGAGATTAAAATGGGTTTAGCATCACACTTTGGTCCTTGGAGACTTGGAACCGTACCTAACACAACTGGCACAACTGCTGGTACTATTCGTAACATGGGCGCAACTATTGTTGCTCAGAAAGCGGCTATTGCTTACGGCACTACCACAGGAACGGCTTTTGTAATCCCTGCAGGTGCAACAATCACTGGTATTGCTTTATATTCATCAACGGCATTTACTGGTACATCCCCCACACTTACAGTATCCGTTGCGGGTACTGCTGTTACTACCGCAAATGCGCTAACTTCTGGTACTGCATTTAACGGCTCATTAGCTTTAGCACAAACTGTTGGCGCAGCAGGCGTATTAAATAACGTAGGCTCTACAGACGCATCTGTTACATATACTATTGGCGGTTCAGCATTATCAGCCGGTGTAGGTACTATCGTTGTATCGTATATGGTTAACTTATCAGACGGTACTTACAATCCAACATCGCAAACTGCGTAATTAGTCTGCGGGGGAGTTTATCTCCCCCCTTTTAAATAGGAGATTAATTATGAGTATGCAATATGATGTCAAGAGTGCGCACGCGAGTGTTGCTGGTAGTTTATACGGTAGTCGAGTCCGTCTTAAAGGTTTTGTAGTAACCCCAGCAGCTAGTACAGCGGCTACAGTTGCCTTTAGAGATGGTAGCGCAACAGGAACTATTCTATGTGAAATAGACGTACCTTCTAACACAAACCCAATCCCGTTTTATGTAGCTATCCCTCAAGAAGGTATTCTATTTCAAGATGGGGTTTATATGGCTCTTAGCGCGGCTGTAACCGGCGTGACTATCTTCTACGGGTGAGCCATGATGGACGACCAAATTAAACTTGCTGTTCATGAAAATGAGATTAAACACTTGCAAACTGATATGGATAAGTTGGTTAAAGATATGGAAGAGCTTAAAGCTTCCGTTGCTGAAATAGGTAAAACCCTTTCAGAAGCTAAGGGCGGATGGCAAGTTTTAATGGTTATGGGTGGACTAGGTGCAGCGTTTGGTAGTGTAATCGGTTGGGCACTTGAACATTTCTCAGGTAAATAATATGGCAAAGAAAGCTCCTGTATTAGCAGTAGGTAGAGGTGAGAAGCTCCCCGTCGCTAAGGGCGCAGGTCTTACAGAAAAAGGCCGCAAGAAATATAATGCGGCTACTGGCTCTAACTTAAAAGCACCAGCACCTAACCCTAAATCCAAAAAAGACGCTTCTCGTAAGAAATCATTTTGTGCGCGTATGAGTGGTATGCCTGGTCCTATGAAAGATGAGAACGGTAAACCTACACGCAAAGCAGCGTCTTTGAAACGGTGGAAATGTGCCTAGTACATCAGTTAAACAGAAAAAATTTATGGCAGCTGCCGCTCATAACCCAAGCTTTGCAAAGAAAGCGGGTATACCAGTAAGTGTAGCTAAAGAGTTTAATCAAGCCGACAAAGGCAAAAAATTTAAAGAAGGTGGCAATGTGGCTAATCTAAAAAAGTTATTTAAAGGTAAAGATACGTACAAAGAAGAGCTTAAAGAAGGCAAAGCTATTAAATCTGGTAAACTCACTCCACAGCAATATGCTAAAGGTGAGAAGATGGAAGACTCTAAAAAGATGAAAGCTGGTGGCAAATGTATGGCTAAAGGCGGTGTTACTCGCGGTGACGGCTGTGTAACTAAAGGGCACACAAAAGGTAAGATGATGGCTATGGGCGGCAAATGCTATGCTAAAGGCGGTGTTACTCGTGCAGACGGTGTCGCATCTAAAGGTCACACTAAAGGTACAATGGTCTAGGGGATTGTCATGGCAAAAGTAAAACGCTTTGGTCAAGGTGGTAGCAGTTCAGACCCTAAACGCTATATTAAACGAGGACCTAATGGCGCACAACCTGCGTCAAAACCGCCTGTGTACCAAAAAGAAGTAGCTGTTAGAAAACCTAGTGATGCGTCTTCTACTAATAGTAAAGATGTAGCTTCTAAAGCTAAGTCTACTGGTATTCGCCCTAAAGTATACGAAGGCGAGTTAAACGGCGGTGAAGTAGCTAATAAAAGTAAATCTGCTGGTAATATTGGTCGTGATGCGATTGAAGGTGAGCGCGTAGTTTCTAATAGAGGTTCTAGTTCAACTAGTTCTACTGGGGGTAAAGGGGTGTCTTCATCTCCTACTTCCTCAAGCCGAGCAGTGTCTCCTAAAG